AAACCAATACGGATTAACGCTTATTAATTGGATAGACAAAACCACTAAAGACACAATTTTACAATTAATAACGGACGGCATAAATAGCGGATTGTCTACGCCACAAATTGCGGACAACATTTTCAATAGTGGATTGACACAGCTTTACCGTGCGCAAAGAATCGTTAGAACGGAATCCACACGGGCGGCAAATGCCGGCATAATGAATGCAGGCAGGCAGCAACGATTTAAGGTTTGGAAGGTTTGGATTTCAATGGGTGATGGAAGGGAACGAAGTTTTGGCAAAAAGGATAATTACTCACATCTTGCCTTAGATGGAAAGAAGGTTGAAGAATTTGAACCATTTACACAAACGGGGTTAAATAAAGAAGTGGCGGTGGCAATGCAGCCGGGCGACATTACATCACCCCCAGACTTCACCATTAACTGCCGTTGTGTTATCGGTTTTGAATCTCAAAGGGACGCAAACGGGAAATTAATACGCAAATAAAAAACCCCCTCCCCACATGGAGCGAGGAGAGGGAAAAATAAACTCCCAAATAAAATACACTAACGAATCCAAAGATATTATTTTAACTTTATAAATTAAAGCAATAAGATGGCTAATTTTGAATTGATTGAAAGTTATTTAAATTACATGAAAGATGAGCAGCCGCAAAATATAAAACCAATGAAAAATATTTATAGTAAAAAATTCATAAGCAGCGAGATAAAAGACGTGGACGTAAAGGAGGGAATCGTAACGGGTTATTTCAGCAACTTTAATACATTAGATTCAGACGGAGACATCATTCGTGAAGGTGCATTTAAACAATCAATACAAGAGTGGTATCCAAAGGGACGAGTAAAACATCTTCTTAATCACCAAGTTGATCAACCATTAGGTAAAATCATAAACCTAAAAGAAGATTCAATCGGGTTGTACTACGAATCAAAAATAGGCACACACACAATCGGGCAGGATTTTTTAAAGATGGCAGAAAGCGGCTTAGTAACGGAGCATTCAATCGGATTCCGTACACTAAGCGAAAAGAAATCAGATTTAGGCAACGAAATTACACACGTTCAATTATACGAAGGTTCAAGCCTTACCGGATGGGGCGCAAACGAAAACACTCCGTTAACCGGAATGAAGGCGTTAACAAACGAAACCTTAATCGACCGTTTAAAAAGTTTTGAACAATTTATACGCAAAACCTCCGCAACGGACGAATCTATCGAACTTTGCATTTTACACATCAAGCAACTTTATGCAGAATTGCAAAATAGGAGCGGTGAACTTGCCTTAGCGGTTGACTTGCCAGCAACGAAAGCAGAAGTAACGGATACTAAACAACTTATTCACAACATTCAAACAATTTTCGAATTATGGAAAATCAAGTAATCGAAGCCTTACAAACAGGCTTAAAGGAAATCGAAGCAAAGCACAGCGCACAGGTGGCACAATTGAACGAAGACTTCGCAAAGAAAAACGCTTCTTTGGTAGAATTGAAAGAGCAGGTAAACGGACTTATCAAAGCGAACGGAAATTTAAAGGCGGAAACTGTAAGAAGTTTTAGCGGTTCACGTTTCGACTTTATGAAAAACGAAATAGTTGACATCATAAATGTTAACTACGACAACATCAAAAATGAAAACCCTTTCATCAGTAAGGCGGTTGGCGTTATGACATTAGGCAACAACTTAACTGGAACATCACAGGTTAGTTATGTTGAATCTCCAATTTTGCGCAGCTTTTACAATCCAAAATTGTATGAAGTATTCCGCATTATTCCGACCGCAACAGGTAACGTAACTTTCCCTAAAGGTAATGTTGGAGTTGGCGAAGGTTCATTTGGTGCGCAAACAGAAAGCTCGGCTAAAAATCAAGTTGATTACGATGTAACAATGGTTAACGTTTCCGTTCCATTCCTTGCAGGCTTCGCAAAGGTTAGCCGTCAAATGTTGCAGGATTTACCATTCTTACAAGTTTACCTTTCATCTTCTTTAATCGAAGATTGGAACAGGGCGTTTAACAATAGTGCAATGAGTTCTATCACAGCGTCTGCAACAACCGGATCAACTTCCGAAACTATTGTAGCATCTCGTATTGTGGATTACATCGCTCAACACCTTGCATTAGGTTTGGGAATGCCGGACATGATTTTGACAACTCATGCAGTTTGGGCATCAGTATTGAAAACTAACAACGGAACTGGTTCATCTTTCAGCGTTCCGGGCGGTATCACAATTGGAGCAAATGGCGAGACTCGTATAATGGGTATTCCATTAATCCCGCATTCTCAAATCCCAACCGGTAAGATTTACGTTATGAATAGTAACGCTTTTGGCACTGCACAGGCAAGCGGCTTAGCGGTTCGCTCAACCGAAACCGATGCAGACGATTTCCAGAAAAACTTAATCACTTACCGTTGCGAAGCAAGAGTTCAACTTTTATCTTTCCAACCAACCGCAGCCGTTTACGGTTCCGCTTCGTAAGGATTGAAAATAAATAAGGGAGGAGGCATAAGCCTCCTTTCTTTATGACTAATAATTTACAAATGATAGAATTTAAGCACTTCTTTATTGATTTTGCAAAATCTGACTTTACTTGCCCGCATTGTCAAAAAATGTATGATGATACGGAGTTAAAGTATTTCGACCGAATCAATAGAAACAAATCGTGGATAACTAAGGTAAATTGCGAATGCAGTAAACCGTTTAAATTAACTGTAAACTACAAAGGGGATTTTGAAACGTTTAAATAATAAAATATGCCAATAGGAAATTATTCAGCATTTATAGACATCTTGAAAATCGCTATCATTAACAAACCTAAAATGTTATTAGATTGCGGCATAGGCAAGGGCATCTTAGCCGCTGCTGTTCGCAATTGGGTTGATGACTCAAACCACAAAACCACCATTCACGGAATAGAAGGTTTTCCCGCTTATCGTAACAAACTTTGGGGCAATTATGATAACGTTGAAATAGCAAACTTAAAAACGTGGGTGCCGGAGCATAAATACAATATGATTGTACTTTCGGACGTAATCGAACATTTCACAAAGTATGAAGGGCGTTTTATTGTGCAAAAGTTAAAAGATGCCTTGCAGACTGGCGGAGTGTTGGTAATTTCAACGCCTGCGGAATGGATTGAGCAAGCGGCGGTTTATGGCAATGAATTAGAGGTTCACAAATCACGTTGGACAATTCACGATTTTAAAGATTTTTATATTGTAAATGATGGTGAAGTGGATAAGTGGGGGAACAGTCAAATTGTAATGGAATACATAAAACCATAATATGGAAAAGTTTAGAATTGAGATTTTACACAAGTACAACAAATACGGGGAAGAAAGTAAAATATTTTACCCTCAAGTTTTGGTAGATGATAAATATAAATATTTGACGCAAAAACAAGTTTATTTAAACGAATTTACAATACAACATACTATTGAATATTTATTAACCGATGAAATTGTACTTGATGGGTTTACGAAAACTGAATGTCATTATCATAATGCGGTTGCAATTATTAGGCATTATCAATCAGAACATCTACCAATTAAAGAACAAAAAATCACTTATGAATATTTAGATTTATGACAAAGTTTAGAATTGAAAAAACATATTGGAAAATTGAAAATGATCATACATATTATAAATATAGTGTACAAATTAAAACATTTTGGGGGTGGCGTTATTTGGTTTATTTAAGGACATACGATAAGTATATTCTTATGCATGATGTAACAGATTCACCTTATAATATATTTACAAGCCGCATAGAATGTATAAATTTAATTGAACAATACAAAGCAGAAAAAATAAATAAAAAACCAACTTATGAATATATTAAATAGTATCCATCTATACCCACCTCAACACCTTTGCGGTGCGGAATTTATGATTCACGCTTTAAACAAATCGTGCAAAAACAATGGGCATGATGTTAGGGTGTTGTTGCATCAAGCCAACCACTATCGTATAAAAAACCATTATATTTTTGATGACATAGACGTTTTCCCACCAGATCAAATATTGACGGAAAAGTTAATTGATTGGAGCCATGCAATGTTTACACATTTAGATTATACACGCTGGAGTATAGGAATGGCGGCGATGTATAAAAAACCATTGTTTCATCTTATACACAATACCCATACGTATGAAGAAATCGTACAGGCAGAAAATCCACAATACATAATTTATAACTCCCAATGGGCAAAAGAAACACTGAACTACAATCACGATTCATTTGTATTGCATCCGCCGTGTGATTTTAGACATTACGATTGCGTGGACAATCCAATACAAAACGAGTTCATTACCCTAATCAATTTAAATGAAAATAAAGGGGCAAATATATTTTACAAACTTGCGGAACTTTTGCCGCATAAGAAGTTTTTAGGGGTAAAAGGTAGTTATGATGAGCAAATCATTAAACATTTGCCAAATGTTACGATATTAGATAAGCAAGTGGACATTCGGGAGGTATACAAAAATACAAGGTTGCTTATAATGCCGTCAACGTATGAAAGTTGGGGACGAACTGCAACGGAAGCGATGTGTTCGGGCATTCCCATAATATGTACGGAAACGGGCGGATTAGCCGAGAATTGCGGGAGTGCTGGCGTTTATGTTGAACGTACGGCAGAAGCGTACGCTTTAGCTATTGAAAAATTAGACAATCAAAAATTGTATCTTCGCAAAAGCGAGGCGGCTTGGAAAAGATCAATTGAATTAGATCCGATTAACGAACTTGCACAGTTTAACGAATGGCTAAAAAATAAAGTAAATGAATATACTCATAAGTAAAACCGTAACTACTGACATAGTTACGGAATTGGTAACAGTTGACGATGCAAAACTTTGGTTGAAGATTTCTTTTACCGAAGATGACGCAATTTTGGCATCACTAATTAAGGCAGCTAGACTGTATCTCGAAAACCTTACTAACTATGCATTAGGTGCAAAAACGATGGAAATTATAGCAGACTTGGATTATACCGAATCATACTATTTGCCTGCGCCACTGACAAGTATTTTAACATTTACACGTTGGGACGGTTCGGCGTTCGTTGCAAATACTGGATATTATTTATTTCGCAATTCATTAGCCATTGACGATTCAGGACGCTACAAAATTACGTTTACGTGCGGTTACACTGTTTTACCTAATGACTTTAAGACTGATATTTTAAAATTAGTGGCTTGGAATTATCAAAACAGGGGTTTGGATTTCAGCAATGAAAATACAAGTCTTGTAGACTTTCCGAAGTTGGCAAGTGAATTTTACAAACAAATTGTTATCTAATGGCAACCGCAACAGGGGTATTTATCAATTTTGATTCATTAAAGGAGATTAAACAAAAGTTTAAAAACCTTTCTACTGATGCAGCAAAAGATGTGGATTCAATACTCGAGGTTTCCGCTCAAAATATTGCAACGTTGGCAAAGCAAAACTTACAGGGTGTAAATTACAATCCTAATGATTATCAAAAACCATTAGAGAAGGCCTATGCTGCTCAAAATGATATTACTGATTTGTATCAATCTATTGGAGTTGTGGCAAAGGGTATTAACAATTATGAAGTTGTAGCAACAATGCCATACGCCGCTTATGTTGAATTCGGCACAGGCGGAGCGGTAAAGATTCCTGCTGGCGTTGAAGATTATGCAATACAGTTTAAAAAACCAAATAGGAAAAACATATCAATGAAAGCCAACCCGTATTTGTTTCCCGCACTATTCCAAATAAAGCCGCAAATTATACAAGACATTGAGGACGTTTTAACAAATTAACCTATGAATAACCCGGGCAAAGCAATTAGAGATGTTTATTATAATGCGCTTTCTACACTTGGCGCAGGGGCATACTATATTTCCGATGGCAATAATAACATCTTTTCAGATGGTGCAGGCAACTTAATTTTAGCTCAAGCAGAAACAACTGCTTATGCAGTTTTTGACGATTTGCCACTCGAAACATTGCCGCAAAATTACATTTACATCAATGCGATTGATTACAATCAATTAGGCAATAATCAATTATTTATTCACGATGCAGTTGTAACGATTGACATTGTAACAAGGCAATATAAGAAGGTTGATAGAGATACCGTTGACGCAATAGCGGCAGAAGTAATGACAGCAATAATACAAGGTAACTTGCAAGATGCAACGTTTCAAATTATTGATGTAAATTTGATAAGTTCAAGATACCTAACCAATCAAGATGGGGCGTATTTTTTAACAAGAAATATTTTACGGTTTCAGCAAAATTTAATAATCAATAAAAACTAAACATTATGGCTCAAGTAGTTGGTGTTAATCAGAATATCGAGGTAGACGTAACCGGCGCAGGTACGACCTACAAAAATTTAGTGTGCTTACGTAATTCAAGCGTTGAAGGAACAAACAGCGTTTCTGAAGAGGAGACAAACTGCGGTAAACTTACAAGCGTTGCAAACCCGGGCTTTACATTCTCTGCGGATGCGGTTTGTGAAACTGCTCCCACAATTGCTCAAGTTTCTTATAAGGATTTGTTAACGGCTTTTGCAGCTTCTACATTGGTTGCGGTTCGTTTTCAAAATCCAGTTGTGAGCGGATCATCTGTTGGAGCGGCTTACTACCATCAAGCATTGTGTTACATTACCGGCTTGACATTGAATCAAGATGCCGCAGGCGGTGCATACATTAATTTTACCGTTACCTTCCAAAGTACAGGAGTTATTGACGTAACAGTTTAAATATGAATGGCTATACACAAATAGAATTTAAGGGACAACTTCGAGGTATAAAGTTTGGTATGTTGGCAGTTCAGCAGATAATGTTAGCTGCCAGCAAACTTAACGCTGAACTTGGCAACGAAATAGACATTGCACTAATTCCAGAGGTTATTTATTGGGGTTTGTACAATTGCTCAATCAATAAACGTGAAATTATAAATTACACGTTTGAGGACGTGAGCGAGTTCGTGGACGATAACATACACAATAAAGAAATCTTTGTACAAATTATGTTGTGTTTTTATGATTCCAAAATCATTAAGGCATCTTTGCCGCAGGCAGAAACGGACGAAAAAAAAAGTTCGATCTAAAATGTGAGGAAGGTTGGCATAATTTAAAGCGGCTTGTCGTTGGTGAAATTGGCGTTACAAATTATAATGAACTTACGTTTGTTGATGTAATGCAAATCATTGAAGGCTACAACGATAGGGTTATACAATCGTATAAACAAACACGGTTATTGATGTTTACAATGGCGAGGTTATTAGGCGATTCAAAAAAAGTACCTTCTACCGTTGAAGAGTTTTGGACATTACCGGGCGATGAGGTAACGGCAACGACGAGCGAAGACCAAATGAAAGCTATTTTTGACAATTTAAAAAAAGCTAAAAATGAGTGATGAATTAAAAATTATAGTTGGGGCGGATGTTGCTAATTTTCAAGGCGGCGTATTGAAGGTTATAAAATCTATAGGCGAACTTGAAAGCGAACTTAAGCAATTCCAAAAAGAGATCAAAACTCTTAAGGGTGACGAGTTCAACGCAATGGCAGACAAAATAGCCACATTAAAAGCCAACATTTCGGCCTTAAAAAGTGTAGGTTCATCAACGCTTCCAAAGTTGGGCGAAGATGCCGCAAAAGCAGCAAGCGGACTTGATAAACTTGGAAAGCCTGCCGGGAATGCTGCCTACACCTTAACCAACTTAGGCGGTGTTGTTCGTGATTTACCGTTCGGCTTCATTGCCATACAAAATAACTTGCCTTTAGTTGTAGATAGTTTTTCAAATCTTACCAAAACATCGGGCGGCGTTGGCGGAGCGTTAAAGGGTTTAGGGGCGGCATTAATAGGACCGGCCGGTATTGGTTTTGCCTTCGGTGCGGTAACATCGATTGTTACTGGATTGATTCAAAATTACGGTTCATTAGGAAACGCAATCGATGTAATATTTGCTAAAAATAAGGATGCAGCCGCCGCCACTCAAACCTTTAATAAAGAGTTAGAAAAGGGGCAAGGTACAATTGGTGCAGAAATTGCAACAATTGACATCTTAGTAAAACGATTAACGGATTTAAAAGCGCCTTACAAAACAAGGCAAGATGCTTATAATGAACTGAAAAAAGTTCAGCCAGATATTTTGCGTGGAATGACTGAGGAAAACGCTTTGTCAGCGTCAAGCGTTGGAGTAATTTTGGGCAATGCGAACGCAAGGAAGGAATTGTTAGCAATCAAAATTAAAGAGGCGGCAATTGGTAAGGTGTTGGATGAAAACGCTTCAAAGGAATTACAAGCATCTGTAAAATTAAATAACGCTAAAATTGCACAAGCAAAAGCAGAAAAAGAACTAGAGGTTTTTAAGAAAGGTAAAAGCGCAGCACAGGACTTTAAAAAACAAGAAAATGCAGTATTCTTTGCAAAAAAAGAGGTTGCAAGTTTGCAAGAGGAATATGACAAATTAACAAGCATTACTTCCGGTTATAGTAGTTTATTAGATCCTTTAGTTGGTAAAATTGCCGAAATCAACAACGAAACGCAAAAAGGAATTGAGCAAGCTAAAAAAGATAAAGAGGAAAAAGACAAGCAAGCAAAAGCGGCATTAGACTTAGCCGCCGCTAATGATAAAGTGGCTCTGTCGACTGCTAAACAAAATGCGGCAGTAAATGAAAGTTTAAGCATTGCAAAAGCGGCAGCAGTAAAGGCGGGCGGCATACAAAAACCATTGGAAGAGGGATATGTGCCATCAGTAACCGGCACAGTTACAAGTTTTCAAGGTTCACCAATTGCTCAAAACTTATTAGACGAAGCTGAAGCAGCACAAAAAGCAAAAGAAGCATACGCAAGTTACGCCGAAATGGTTAAAGGTTTTGTTGCTCCAGCTATAGATCAATTATTTTCAGCCATTCAAAATGGGCAAAATGTATTTGAAGCACTTGGGCAAGCGGTTAAAAATTTAATAATTGATGTTGTCAAAGCCATTGCAAAAACATTGATATTAAAGGCAATTACAACAGCTATCGAAGGGGGTACGGGTGCAGGGTTTTTCGGTGGATTGTTCAACGCTTTATCCGGTGGACTTGGTGGCGTTGCTGCTCCAACATTTGGGGGCGGTGCAGGATTAAGCGGAGGTTTGGCACTCAATGGGCAGGTTGTTTTTGTACAACGTGGGACGGATTTAGTCGGTGTGTTAAATAAGGGAAATTCACAAATTAATCGTGTTGGATAATGGCGAGAAAATACTATTCGAGTTGGGTAAATGCAGAAGGGCATACTTGCCAATTGGATTTCTATTTTGCATCTTATAGCGGAGCAGCTACGGAATTAAGTAGTGGCATGAGGGCGTTCGTTCTCAAAGAATTTAATTCGGATAATGATTTTTATAAACCTATTCGACCGCAGCAGGCGGAGTTCGAAATATTGGCGGACGGTGTAACATTGGAATCATTTTTATTTAATAACGATAATGAGGTTTCTATACAATTCCTTTGGAATGGTTCAGTATATTGGCGTGGTTGGTTAATTCAAGATGACTTTGAAGAGTCTTGGATTGATAGCAAACACTTTATAACATTACGAGCAACGGAGCAATTAAGCGGGTTAAATATAATTGCTCCGACTTTGCCAGTTGGGCATTCAACACCATTAGATTTTATACTAAATGCAATTTCGACCACTTCAATTGCTCAAACATTAAATAGGGGTTTACGAGTTGTTAACAACTTGTTTTATGAAACTATGACCGACAAAGACGTGGACGATACGGCAACGTGTTTAGACCAAATGTTTATAGCTAATTCAACGTTTCAAAGAACACTAACTACATACGACGACTATCAAACCATATTAGAAAAGATAAACACAAGTTTTAATCAAACTATATTTCAGTATAAAGGAGCGGCGTATTTAATGCGCATGAGCGAATTTCTAACTTACACTGGAAATTTGCCTGGCATAGAGTACCGTCCATTATTGATTCCTTCGGTTGTTGCCACTAACGAAAGTTATCTTGCATACATTGGTATTGATGAATATATTAAACCAATTATGCCGGAAATGTTGCGGCAAGTTGTTAGACCTTATAAGAAGTTTCAGATTGATTTTAAATATGAATTTCCGGTAGAGATTATTTGT